TTGATTATGAATCGTGATGGTCACAAATATGAGGCTTTTATTGATCACGGCTTTATACAAAATAATAATGTTAACAACTTAGGTGAAGAAAGCAGATTGTTCAATACAGATATAACAATCAGAGTTTTGGGGTATCTGATTGGCGAAGGCGAGAATGATGATCGCCCCATTGTTAGAGTGGATGAGAATTTTGTAGAGATATCCTATCCAATGGAAAGTACCGCCCACGAAGATGACGACGGTTTTTTCAAAATCAGTTCCTGAACAAAAAGTAAAAACACCTTTTCGTTTCCTGACTTACTATTTAAGTATGATTATGAACAACATATGTTGTAGGTAAGGAGAATAATAATGCCAGTTAACAGTTTTAAATTCGTTTCACCCGGAGTGTTCATCAACGAGATTGATAACTCTTTCACACCACAACAAGCAGACGCTATCGGCCCTGTTGTTATTGGTCGTTCTACTAGAGGATTGGCGATGCAGCCAATCACAGTTCAGTCTTACTCTGAGTTTGTTGAAATGTTTGGCGATACCGTTCCCGGTAACGCTGGTGGAGATGTTTACCGTGATGGTAACTATCAGTCTCCAATGTACGGTACCTATGCAGCCAAGGCTTTCCTAAACGCTAACGTTGCTCCATTGACTTATGTCCGTCTACTTGGACAGCAGACATCTGAGGGAGATGCTAACGCAGGCTCCAATCCTGATGGCGCTGCTGGATGGAAGACCACCAACATCAACCTAGCAAATGGTTCCACCGCTGGTGGTGCTTATGGTTTGTTTATTGCTAACTCCTCTTCCAATGGAGAGTATACTGGCTCTAATCCTTTCCAACTTGCCGCTGTTGTATATGTACAAAGTGGTTCGGTACAACTTTCCGGTACACTTGCTGGTCCAGTACCTGAGACAGTCAAGGCTTCTTCCACAATCGTTGAAGCAGATTCTAATGGTGATTTTAAGTTGGTTATCAATGGTAATGTAAATGGTGAAAAAGTTTATACAGTTAACTTTACTGATACCAGCCCATATTATATCCGCAATGTTCTAAACACCAATCCACAGTTGGCCTCCGCTCAAGGCGCTTTCTATCCTTCTGCTTCTTTTGAAGACTATTGGCTAGGTGAAACGTTTGAGCAAGAAGTTCTCGATCTCGGTCTTACACCAGCAACTCAGACACCAGTTGCTCTTGTCGCTGGTTTGATGTCTGGTTCTTCTTTCTACGGCCCAGCAAGCATGAAAGGTGTCTCTTCTCAAGAGGCTGTTGCTGGTTGGTTTATCGGACAAGACACAGGCGATGCTGGCTCTTTTGATCCAGCAGCAGCACAAAAACTATTCCGCTTGATTGGTCGTGGCCATGGTGAATGGCTCAACAAGAACTGTAAAGTTTCCATCTCTAACATTCGCCAGTCCACCACAACCACCAGTCCTTTTGGAACATTCTCTGTTCTCATTCGCGATATCAATGATACAGACTCTAACCCACAGATCCTAGAGCGTTTTGATAACTGTGATCTAAACCCAACATCTCCAAACTACGTCGCTAGACTTATTGGCGATATCGAGCAACGTTGGGATAGTGCTTCCCGCAGCCTAAAGCAGTATGGAACATATCCTAACCAATCTCGCTACGTAAGAGTTGAGGTTGATGAAACAATCGATTCCGCAGGTGGTGGTGCTCTACTACCATTCGGTTACTTTGGTCCTCCACGTTTCAAGAACGTTACCGCACTATCAGCCAGCGGAGATACTGCTGCTGATGTCGCTAACCGCTTCTTTGTCGTGGGTACTGGCCTTCCCGGTTATACAGATACCAGTGGTATTTCCTTGGATCTTTCTTCCTCTTGGGCGTTAGAGGCTACCGCTTCCTTCAACTTCCCACAAGTTCGACTAAGAGCCAGCGGCTCTGATAACTCCCTATCTGATCAGACCAAGGCTTACTTTGGTATGGATAACTATCGTAGCACAACTTCCACTAGCCCAGTTGAAGGTATCGCAGACTCACACAGACTTTGGTATTCCGAACTTGGTACCACTGCTGGTATCCCATCAGATACTACCGTTTCTTCTGCTACTGCTATCGAAGGCTACTCCTACATCTTCACAATGGACGATGTATCTGGAAGCTACGTATATGTTAGCGGATCCCGCGCAGCAGGAACCAGTTACACCGCAATCAATGGTTATGAAGCGCTTCTAAACAATAGAATCAACAAGTTCACTGCTCCATTCTTTGGCGGCTTTGACGGATTTGATATCCTCAAGCCTGACCCAATGTACAATAACGCAATGAGCACCAGCGCTACAGAAGATAACAACTATGTTTATCACACATATACCCGCGCTATTCAGACTGTTGCTGATCCAGAGTACATCAACATGAATCTCTTGTCTGTTCCCGGATTGACCAACACTTCTCTAACATCTCTAATGATTGATACTTGCGCCGAAAGAGCAGATGCCTTGGCTCTTATCGATCTTCCAGATGTTTATATTCCACCACACGAAGAATACCTAACTCGTGTAAACAGAATTGGAACCACCCCAGTTAATGCTGCTAACGCTCTCAAGAACCGTCGAATCGATTCTTCTTACGGCGCAACATTCTATCCTTGGGTACAGACTGTTGATGCTGGTACCAGCCAGCCAGTTTGGGTTCCACCTTCAGTTGCTATGATGGGTGTTCTCGCTTCTTCCGAGAAGGCTTCCGAAGTTTGGTTTGCTCCAGCAGGATTCAACCGTGGTGGTCTTACAGATGGCGCAGCAGGTATCCCAGTTAGCGCTGTTAGCGAACGTCTAAGTTCCAGAGATCGCGACACACTTTATGAGTCTCGCATCAACCCAATCGCTTCCTTCCCATCCGAAGGTATCGTAGTATTCGGCCAGAAGACACTTCAAGAGCGCCCAAGTGCTCTAGATAGAATCAACGTCAGACGTTTGGTTATCTTCCTTAAGAAGCAGATCTCCATTCTCTCTACACAGGTTCTCTTCGAGCAGAACGTACAAGCAACTTGGAACAACTTCAAGGCGCTTATCGATCCACTACTATCCAGCGTTCAGACCAGACTCGGTATCACCGACTACCGTTTGATCTTGGATCGATCAACCACTACCCCAGACCTTATTGATAGAAATATTCTATACGCGAAAATAATGGTCAAGCCAGCAAGAGCCATTGAGTATATTGCTATTGACTTTGTTATTGCTTCCAGTGGGGCTTCATTTGACGACTAAAATTAGACTCGTCTACTATATAATAACATAATAGGAGAATATAAAAAATGGCATTCTGGACAGATACCTCAAACATCGCTAGCCCAAAAAGAAACTTTAGATTTAGAGTTCAATTTGCAGACAACAGTTCTTTCAACACTGCAAATGAAGTTGGAACTACTGAGATGTATTGGGCTAAGACTGCTCAAAAACCCGGCTTTACCGTTGGTTCTACAGAGCACAGTTATCTAAATCATACTTTTAAGTTTCCCGGTCGCGTAAGTTGGAACGATGTTTCTATCACAATGGTTGATCCCGGCGGTGCTCAAGGTGTCGGCTATGCTTTGGCCCTTATGCTCAAAAACGCTGGCTATTCTGTTCCAAATACCGCTAGTGATCTACAGACCATCTCTAAGGCATCTGCCGTAGGTGCGACTGGTACGATCACTGTTACCCAACTTAACGCAGAAGGTGAGCCTATTGAAGAGTGGAGACTATACAACGCCTTCATTACAGAAGCATCTTTCGGTACTTTGGACTACGGAAGCGAAGAGTTGACCGAGTATAGCGTTACTTTAAGATATGACTGGGCCGAAATGACCACTGACGGCGGCACAGTCAACTATAAAGGCGGTTCTTGATATTATTTGAGAGGTGAAATTTGAGTAGAAGAAATCGAGAGCGTATGGGCGGTCCCATGCGTTCCAACGCCAAACCCACTATGGCTCAACCGCCAGAGGGTTTTTCATTTGTAGTTCCTACTGAGTTTGTTGATCTTCCATCCGGAGGACAATATTACCCAGAAGGACATCCCTTGTGCGATAAAGAAGTTCTTGAGTTTAAGCACATGACGGCAAAAGAAGAGGATATTTTAACTTCTAAGACTCTTCTAAAGAAAGGTCTTGCTATTGATAGAGTAATCAAAAACGTTATCATTGATAAATCTATTGATCCAGATTCTTTGTTGGTTGGAGATCGAAACGCACTTATCATTGCGCTTC